GTCATTTCGTTTTCCTTGCTCAGGTTCGCGGGCGGTGCCAATAAGAAGCACAACGTTGCCTTCTTTACCCGTATATGCGGCATTGTGCACTTCATCGCCTTTCGCGTGCTTGAACCATGTGTTCGGAGGGAGAATCTTATCGATTCCACTGTAAGCGCGCGGGTTCTTGAAGAACACACAACCTTGGTGATGTTGTCTGCCCGTAGTGGGGCAGACTTCAAGACCAACGGAAGCAAAATCGACATTTTTCCAAAGTTTCATTTCGCTGACGTCCCAATCTGTTTTGAAGTTGGTGAACACCCACCCTCGAAACTTTCCAGCAGGAAAGCGACGGTTTTTACGTCCGCCAAACCCTTCCCAATTATGAGGATATACCTCTGTGGGATGGGGTTCATATTTAAGATCGGCACGGTCAATGAAGTTAGCCATAGGTGTACGAATGTCGACTGGGTCGGAACTCGGTATGAGTTCCGGTGAAAAAATTTCTAAATTATTATTAACAATATAGGCGATCAACCTGACATGCCAAACATGTCGGTGTCGCCCCCCCAACGAGCAAAGAACCCTTCTATCGATATTTTCGGGGGTGCTTTGACAATTGGTAACCCTCGGTTACGAGTATATAACCAATTGGTTACTTGCGAGCGAAGCGAGCGCCTCGCGGGCGAAGCCCCGAGGCAAGCCCGCTCGACGTTATCAAGTAGTAACCCACGTGTTACATAGTCTTGATCGGAGTAGTTATCAAGAGTGGTAACCATTCTTGCGAAAAAGAGATTTGCAGTTATCTTGTATTTTTCGGGGCGTGAACAACGTGAGCAAGAGTCGGTGCCTATATTATGTTAGCCCATCGGTATCTCCGATGGGGTAATACGGCACCGAGCCGCGGGCCGCAGGCCTGCACGTAGTGCTTACAGGCCGAGGACACGCGGCGGATGTGCCGCAGCACCCCCAGGAGGTTTACATAGTATGTAATCTTTGAGGCACATCGCCATGCTATTTATTTTTTATTCTAGAAAAAAATAAATATAACCATACCTTGCATTGTTTGACATATGCCTCGCGCAGCATCAAAGCCACAGGTCGTATATGTCACAAAGGCACCCGCCAAGAAGCGAGTATACAAGAGGCCGACAGCGGCAGTATCTCGAATCCCCCGTATGTCAGGTTCGGGGGCGTACACTTATGAAAAACCGGGCCCGTGGGGTAGAATTGGCAGCGCAGCCGGACGAATGGTCGGTGGAGCTATCGGTAGCAAGTATGGACTGGGTAAAGCTGGCGCAGCAATTGGAAGTAAGATTGGGTCTTACGCCCATTACATTGGTAAGATCTTCGGATCCGGTGATTATATCACTGCCAGCGATGGTGTGAAGTCAAATTCACTCATGAATCCATCTCCTCAAGCTCCGCAATTCGCAGGCCAGCGTGCAGTACGAATTCGACATCGTGAGTTTCTTGGAGATATTATAACATCGGCCACGCCAGGGGCTTTTAATATCCAGAAATTCTCCATAAACCCAGGTTTGTCTGCATCATATCCTTGGTTATCCCAAGTGTGTGGTGCGACCTTCCAGCAGTATCGAATTAATGGACAAGTGTACGAGTATCGTTCGATGTCTGCAGACGCTTTGACGTCAACAAATACTGCACTTGGGCAGGTAATCATGGCAACTGATTATGACTCAAAGGATAGTCCGTTTACAACAAAGCAGCAAATGGAGAACACAATGTTTGGAGTTTCTTGTAAACCATCTTCATGCATGATTCATGCGATTGAATGCGCGCGAAACCAGACTTCAGTGTCTGAGTTGTATGTGCGTCCATTTGCTGTCCCAGATGGAACAGATCCTCGTTTGTATGATATGGGTAATTTCTATGTCGCTACAAACGGAATGCAGGGTGCATCGGTGAACGTAGGTGAGCTGTGGGTATCGTATGATATCACCTTCTTTAAGGAGATTCAACAACCTCCTCTCTTCATTGCGCCAGTCGCATCGTATGATCTGACTGGTGTTGATGCCACGCATTCACTTGGGACTGCGCAAACCAAGAATATTGACCAAATAGGGATAACATTCCCCAACGCTACGACAGTAGAGTTTCCGCTTACCATGCAAAAAGATGCATGCTATTTGGTGTACTGGGGCCTCGCTGGATCATCCACGGCCTCTGTACCTGCTTCGGGCGGTGGAACTGGCACGGGAGGAATAGCTTCATACTCATTCCTCTTATCGGCTCCATTTACTGGAACCGCCACGACACCATTCAAGGGTTTTGCGAATATCGTTAAGTATGACGGGTCAGGTACCTCAGCTGTACCTCCCAGGTTAGAAGTCGCAAACGGTGTCGTGCCTGATGCTTTGACCTTTGCCAACATTACTATTACGCAGGTCACATCTGCATTCCCGGGAATGTGACTCGAGGCTTTCCTACCGTTCGACCTCGATAACTCATCTGATGACCAATCGTTTCTTGTAAACGATTCGTGCGCAACCCCGTTCGCATCCCCTGTATCAAACCCTGTCGCAACCCCTGAAGAGATGCTTCTTGAGTATCTTCTAACGGATGATGATTACGAGTTAGTTATACAGTAGGAAAGTACGTAAAAAATGTTTTTTGTGGTGTGTTATATCACTACCACCTCTTTTTAAGTCCTTGAGCGTGCTCGAGGATTAATTGTTCGATGAATTCATTTTCATCATCGAAGTCGAACTCAAGCATGGGTTCGCGATGCATGTCATCGTATTCGATGTCGCTGACCTCTTCTTCATTGTCGGCGAACCCTTCATCGCCCTCTTCTCCATCTGCGAATTCGATAGGATCGCCTTCGTATTGGCCATCTGGCCATATGCGGAAGCATGCGCAGGCCCTTGCGCCATCTTTCTCTTCAATAATGACCGATTCGCATCTCGGGCATTCATATCCGACTAGCTCAGCTATGTCTGTGAATACCTTTGTGGTATTATACTCCGGAGGGCATGGGTTTTTCTCGGAAAGTTGGGGGGGCGACACCGACATGTTTGGCATGTCAGGTTGATCGCCTATATTACCCCCAACTTTTGTTCCGGGCCTGGAACTCAGTTTATCAGAGCGCTTTAGCGGCGGATGCGTACTATTATCAACTGAGTTCCCGGAACAATCCCCTAATTCCACGGGAATAGGGGAACCAGAGGCGACAGCTTTAGTGTTAACTTTATCCTGCTGTGCAGGAGGCTGTCTAGGTACCCATGTACCATCGATTAGTTCGAGGCATTGTTTGCCTTCGTATCTCATCGGAGCCTCTGCGGAGCGGCGTGTTTCAGCGCAGAGCTTAATCACAGAGCCGAATTCTTTGAATTCAGGAATTTCGGGGAACTCAAAGCCTTCATTGGCTGCTTCGTAGAGTTCATCAATATTCCAAAGGGCATCAATTCTGCGAAGTAATTGATTAATGTTTTCATCGCAGTCGAGATGATAAACATGACTAGGGTGCATTGGAGTGGTAACGATAAGCCGGCGAGCGAGAAGTTGAGCCGATCCGTATTTGACGTTGACCTCGTAAGGGGCAGAGTCCATAATTTCGAGAAGCGCCGGAAGGGAGCATTTATTAGCTCGAAATTCATCAAACCAAACAGTGTCTTGACCTTGGTACTGTTGCCAGTAATCAAGTTTGGCAGAAGATTTCCATGCTTCTTCAGGATCATTAGCGGCAATAAGCGCTTCGGCAATATAGGATTTGCCACGTCCTGAATCACCGTAGAGCCAGATAACTCTGGTCTTCCAGCTACGTTTAGGAGCATTGCCGGCAAGGCGGAAGACTGCTTCAGCAAATTGAATGTCTTTATAGGTAACACCTTCTCTTATTGCGATATCCGCGGGGGTAGCACCCCCTTTAATAATTTCTTCGCGAATGTTTTCAAGGTCATTTCGTTTTCCTTGCTCAGGTTCGCGGGCGGTGCCAATAAGAAGCACAACGTTGCCTTCTTTACCCGTATATGCGGCATTGTGCACTTCATCGCCTTTCGCGTGCTTGAACCATGTG